CTCTTTCAGTTCGGGGAGCTTAGCGTTGTAAGTTTTCAGTTCCTTTTCGAGGGCCATCTTCTGTTCGTATCTCCCTAACCTATGCTCTAAATCTATGTGACCAATCGGGGAAGGTAATATGGGCAGCGTACCCGTCTCAAGATGATCGGGCGAGTTGTCGGTCAGTCTTTGTCGTGCGCGAGCCTGAGAAGGCAGTTCTCCCCACAGCTAGCCCTGCCCGTCCCCGGAACCTACCCCAGTTCATTCTTAGGCCTCGCTATGCGCCTGTCAAGCACCAAATTTTCACCTCTCTCCATCATGGATATAACTCAGCAACGCAGAATAGCCCATTACCCCTATTATCCTTATCGGCAACACACAATTAGCCCATTACCCGGTGGTGGGTGCCCTTCAACTCCACTCAGGACAAACCATCAGGCTCGCAACTTACCCCCAATTTAGCTGACTTGCCCGCTGGAAATGGTCGTAGGAATTCCCTGTCAAATCCTTCCTACTTGGCAACCCAGGAGGAGGATTCGCAGACGTAGAGGGTGGTGCCGGAGGCGCCGTCGGTGCGGAGGAAGAGCGAGCCGGTGGTGCAACCGCCAGAAGGCGCGCCGGTGCCGGTGGAGATGGTTACCGAACCGATGGTGAGGGTTCCGGCAACGACGAAGGAGTCATCGGTCTTGAGGGTATCGGCGGCGCTGCGGTAGAGGTTGGTATCGGCGGCGCTGCCGAAGCTGATTTGGTCAGCGTCGGCGTGGAGGCGCAGGCGGAGCGCGGGGGTGGCGCCGCCGCTATAGACCTCGAAGCCGCCGGTGCCGGAGTTGGTATTGGCGTTGACGGCGACGGCTTGGGTTCCTTTGCTGTCGAGCCGCAGGGCGGTGTTGGTGTTGCCGCCGACGACGCGGAGGGTGGGCACGCTGTCGGGGTCAATCTCGAGACCGGTGCCGAAGGCGGGCTTCATGCGCACCATGCCGTTCTGATCCACACCGAAGATGAGCGCGTTGTCGTCGCGTTCGAGGGAAAAGTAGCTGACGGTGGGGCTGGCGGCGTGGCGGGCGAGCAGTGGGACGACGCCCGCGCTGGCAGAAGTGAAGTTGCCGCTGCGGCTGAAGTCGAAGCGGGTGCCGTCGAAGGTGAGGTCGGCGTCGGTGCTCCAGCGGATGGGTTGGCTGGCGGCCAGCTTGATGGCGGCCTCGGTGTAGGTGCTCTTCTCCAAGCTCAAGCCGACGTCGGCATTGATGTTGAGGAAGTCGATGCCGGTGGTGAAGCCGCCCGCGCCGCTCGAGTTCCCTTCCAAGAGAATTCCCTTCTCCCAGCGGAACGGCCCGAGGGTGTTGGAGGCATGCAGGACGCGGGCGGTGCCGGTCTTGAACTCTTTGCTGAGGACGAGGCTGAGGCCGCGGAAGTTGATGAGGTGGCCGGGCGGGGAGGCGAGCGCGTCGGCAGCGGCCCAGTCGTAGGAGTTGGACTCGATGGTGAGGGTGTTGGCGGCGGAGTCGAGGCCGACGATCTCGACGCCCTCGGCCAGGGTGTAGGCGCCGGTGGAGGCGAGCTCGCCGGAGTAGGTGGTCTCAAGTTGCAGTTGGGTGGCGCTGGTCACGGCGGTGACGCGATACCAGTGGCCGGTGGAGACGCCGGTGAGGGTGACGTCTTCAGAATTGATCCCGAATTGATGGGCGGCGGCGTAGGGGACGTCGGTAGAGGCAACGAGGGCGGCGGGCACGGTCGGTTCAATGCCGACTCGAATCGAGCTTCGCAACGCGCCGGTGCGCTCCAGGATTTTTCGGCCCGGGTAGCGCGCAGCTTTCCAGAGGGCGTAGCCGGGCGAGAGTGGCGGCCAACGCTCGGGGCGGCCCTCTTCTTCGAAGTTGCGTTGGATGGCGGCGGCCACCACCGGCACGGCGGGCGCGAGCAGCGCAGCAACGTCCTGCAAACGGTCAGACAAATGTTGCAGGCGGTCAAGAGCGGAGTCGAGTTGGAAGCGAAGGCGGAGCATCAGAAGAGACCGAACAGAGAAAAGCGAAGATCGAAAAGAGTTTTGGGTTGGCGGGGCAACCGCCGCATCGCTTCTGGACACTGAACGGAAAATGACACCGCTGAGACGCTGAGAACGCAGAGAACAGGTACGCGGAGCATTAGAAACCTTCCAGGTTTTCGTCGTCGAAGACGCGCTCTTGCTCAGTGCGCTTGACGTCGGCTTCGGAGGCTTGGGGCTGCGCGCCCGCGGGCTGGTCGAGCACGGCGCGGCCGCGGGCGAGGTCGCGCAGAAAACTGAGGGCGGCGTCGCGCGCGGCCAGGGTGGCTTCACGGATGCGGCGGCGGCGCTTTTCCAGCTCGTAGATGGCGAGGTCGATGCAGAGCTGCTTGATCTTCTCGCTCAGTTGCAGCGGCAGGGTGTAGCGCGCGCCGGCGTAGGCGTCGATGGTGGCGGAGGCGGCCATGAGCGCCGCGTCCACTTTGGGGGAGTCCACCGCGCCGGTGCCGGCGTCGTCGGTGAGTTGCACCAACTCGGGTTGCGTCAACTGGTTGAGCAGATCGTTTTCAGTGCAGTAGGCCATTTTATGCTCCGTGTTATTTCGCTCTTCGCTCCCACCCGCCCAGCCTGCTGGCTGCCAGGGCCGCCTGCTGTCGGCTCCCTTCTCGGATGGAACTCCGAGTTTCGGCGGGGTTAAAACCCCGCCCTACCAAAACCCGCGAAGCGGCGTGCGGCGACCTTGTTCTCTTCTCCTGGGTTAGTTGGTTGAGCAGATCGTTTTCAGTGCAGTAGGCCATGTCATGCTCCGTGCGAGTGCGTCATCGTGTTTGGCTCGGCAGCGGTTTTAGGGAAACCCGGGAAGGGTTCACCCTGAGGGTTCTCCCTGAAGGGGTTTCCCTGCGACCCTTCCGTGGTTGGCCCTGCGGGCCGCTGTTGTTTTGGCGGGGTTGAAACCCCGCCCCGCCGACCTTCCCAGATCAGCCCGGTGCCCCCATACGGGGGTAAACTCCACACCTCTTCCGGACTCATGTCTCATTGACAAAGTTCACGGGTCACTGGCCGCTGGGCACCAGACACTAGTCGCGGATTAGGCGACGGCGTCTTCGATCAAGTAGGCGGCTTCGACGGCGGTGATCTTCTGGTCGTAGTAGAAGTGCACGGCCAGCTCGTCGGCCTTGCGGCTGACGGGGGTGGCGCGGCCTAACTCAACGATGAAGCCGTTGGTCGAGCCGGGGGCACCGGCCCACACAAAGGTCTTTCCGAAGCTAGGCTCGCCGAAGGCGGGCGTAGGGCTGACGTAGGCGAGCACGGCGTGCTTGCCGAAGACGAAGCCGACGTTGCCGGCGGCGTCCACTTCCAACGCCTGGCTGACGAGCACGCGCTGGACGTCGAAGATGGACGCGAGGTCTTCCTCGCGCACCACGCCGACGCGGATGTTCTGCACGCGCTCGACCACCTTGGGGTGGTTGCGGAGCTTGGAGAAGACCGGGAAGCCGAGGATGAGGGTGTTGGCGCGGACGCCGGCGTTCTGCGCGATGGTCTCCTGGCCGGTCTGGATGTTTTCGGTGGGGATGGAGTTGGTGAAGTCGGACCACTGCGCGGTGCCGGAGAGGGTAACGTTCTGGGTGACCTGTGCCGTGTCGGTGACGGCGGCGGCGAAGAGCTTCTCCTTGCGGAGGAGCAGTTTGTCGGTGAGAGTTTCAGTGACCCACTGCTCGACGTCGCCGGCGTCGAAGTTGGCGCGCTCCTCGTCGGTGATGAGGCGTTCGAGGGCGTGGTCTTCGGCGAAGTAAGTTTCCGCCGAGAGCGTCTGGGTGACGCGCTGGGCGGCGGCGCCGGGGGCGCGCAGGTCGTCGATCAACGCCTGGAGCTGCTCTTTGCCGAAGCGCCAGTACTTGTCGGACTGGCGTTGCACCGGGACGCGGGTGAAGACCTGGTCAGAGACGTAGGCCGGGTTGCGGAACTTGACCGCGAAGTTGCTGAGCGCCACATCAATGTGGCCTTGCAGGGGACTGACAAATGCCATTGCAATTACCTCCGTGAGATTTGAATCAGCATGAAGCGAACCTTTTGGGCAGAGAGTCGATCAGAGTGTTGGGGGGTGTTTCGGGGAAACCCAAGAGAGGTTTTCCCCGAACCCCTTCCGAAGTTGGCCTCCGGCCGACCGTCTGATTGGCGGGGTTAAAACCCCGCCCTACCAAACCCGATCCGGTACCCAGCGACCTGCCTGCGGTAGGCAGGGTAGGCAGGCAGAAGCCGCCGGGCTCGGTGCGGGTTTTTGCAGCGTGTGCGTTCATCACAGTTCTGCGTTAGGCGATGTAGCGCGAGGGGGCGACCAGCAGGTCGAAGCGGTCGCCGTCAGCAGAGGCCGAGGTCAGCGCGATGCCGACCACTTCGACCACGGTGCTGGCGGCTTCCCCGCCCACGGCTTGCAGCTTGCCGCTGGCGGCGGCGACTTTGACAAAGCTGCCGGCGGTGATGGCGGCAGCAGCAGTGCCGACCGCGGGGCCGCCGATGATGATGGGAATAGCCTTGCCGGCGGCGTCGGCCGCCAGCGCGGTGATGCCCTTGGCGCGGTCGCCGGTGGCGGCGGGAAGTTTTACCTGGTCGGCGGCGGTGCCTTGGATGACGGCCAGGTCGGCGGCGATGGAGCCGCCTTCAGCTTTCTGGGTGAGAACGATTTCTCCTCCGATTGGCATTATGTTTTCCTCCTAGAAAGAATTCTGTTCAAGACCTCTAGTTACCCAGTGGGGCGGACATTCTTGTCTGCCTACCCCTTAAGGTTTCGGCACGCAGACAGGAATGCCTGCCTGCGGTAGGCAGGTCTGCGCCACCGATAGCTGTCAGGCAGAGACATGGGTGTGGCGGTTCTCCTGACGGAGTTGGGTGAGCGCTTCGGCGTAGGTGACGCCGAGTTCGGCGGCCAAGGCTTCGGCGCGCTCGGCCAGCTCGACGCTGGCGGGGTCGATCTCCATTCCGCGGCACGGCTCGGCGAAGGGGACAAGACGCGGCTCGCGCTCCGTGCCTCGCGAACCGTAAGAAGCAGGCACGGTGAGCTCGCGGAACTCGATCACAGCGGGCAACTTGGTGAGGAAGTCCTGGAACCAGGACAGCAGAGGTTGAGGGGGAACTGCCGCCGAAGAATCCCCGCGGGGCAGAGCTTCTTCACCGCTACTTATTGGCTGCGGTTCAGCGAAGACTGTGTCGGCAGAGGTAAGACGCTCCATGAACTCGGCGACGCCCCAGCGGTCGAAGACGGGCGGGAAACGACCGGCGGCGCGCAGCGAGTCGGCAAATCGGGCGACGTCGGCTTGGCGCGCCGCCGTTTCCGCCGCGGCGAACTTTTTCTGTGCCGTGTTCCTTTCCACCGTGAGCGAATCGAGGCGTTGTTCGAGTTGGGCGACGCGCTCGGCGAAGGCGGCGAGGTCGGTCTGCTCCGGTGCAGCGTCCGGGGAAA